CAGATAGATTTACAAAATCCAACATGGATAGTAGTAAACCCTGACAACTGGGAAGACCAGTTAGCACTTATAGAACAACAAGAAGGAGAACTAGTATTCTTAGCAATGACTATACCAGACTACGAAGTTATGGCATACAATATGCAAGAACTAAAACGATATATTACTGAACTAAAAGATGTAGTAGTATATTATAGAGAGGTCACCATGCCTAACACAATACCAGACAATGAAAAATAAAGTGCCAGCAAGCAAAAAAAGTTTAGAGGCGTTGATTAATCAACAAATCAAAAAATACCCTAATCAAAGGGTAAGACTTGAGAAGGAGTTAGTAAAACTTAAAATCAAGAAGTGAGGAGATAACTATGTTAATGGAATTAGTAGGATATATTACTATGATAGTAACAATAGCGAGTTTAATCGCGGCGTCAACAGAGACACCAAAGGACGATGTATGGATTGGCAAACTCTATAAGTTTATAGATATGTTAGCTCTAAATGTCGGAAAAGCAAAGGAAAAAGCTAATGGCTAACAATCAAGAGCAATTCAGTGGCGACATGTCACGAAACGAAGTAGAGATAGACCTTAATAAGTTTATGTCAATGGTCTCCGAAATCGGAGAGCTAAAAGCTAAGATAATGGAGTTGGAAAACGACAAAGAACCTGATAATCCATGGCAGAAATGGATATGGTTATCAAACATGATAGACGCATGGAGAATATTCCCTAGAGCATTTCTATCAGTATACATTATATTATTATATAAGTGTACAATATGGTTCATGGAATTACCAGCACCAACATTCGAGCAGTCAGGGTTGATTTCAGTGGTAGTAGGAGCAGGCGCAGCTTGGTTCGGTCTATATGCTGGAACGGCGAAAGACAAGATAAACGGTAAGTAACAAAAAATAGTTCTTGACATTTAGTTATATTTTTAGTATAATAGTTGTATGAATTTATTTTACTTAGACGAAGATTTAGATAAGTGTGCGGAGTACCATGTTGACAAGCATATTGTCAAGATGCCTTTAGAGGCAGCACAAATACTTTGCACCACTATCTGGATAGACAAATACCTAGGCTTTGTACCTAGAGCATTGAACGCAGAGGAGCGAGAAGTACTGAATAAGGAGAAAGCTTTAATCAAGCATCTACCTCCATCAGAGCGTCCCGTAACTCCCTACCTCCCTATGATGTATAACCACCCTTGCACTATTTGGGCAAGATGTTCGTTAGACAATCATGAGTGGACACATTGCTATGCTAATGCACTCAATGATGAGTACCATTACAGATATGGCAAACAACACAAGTCAATAGTCGAAGTAGTTAATAAACTACCTGAGACAGTAAACATTCCGAGACTGGGCTTTACCCAATTCGGTTTGGCTATGCCAGATGACCTTAAAGATTATGATAATCCAATACAATCGTATAGAGACTATTATCACCTAGATAAGGCTACATTTGCGAAATGGTCACACCGCCCTAAGCCCAGTTGGTGGAATGAAGATTATGCCGACTACGAAAAGAGAATTACTAGAAGCTAATGTACAAGTTCAAAGAAGATAAAACATTAGAGATGTTGACTAAGTACATAGACGATACTTATAACCAACACTACAGTAATGGCAAGATACAAGCTACAGAAGTAATCTTTGATGCAGGACATGGAGAAGGCTTTTGTATAGGTAATATACTTAAGTATGCACAGAGATACGGCAAGAAAGATGGAAGAAACACAGCAGACTTATTAAAGATAGCACACTATGTAATCATACTGCTAGGAGATAAGAAGCAAAGATTTAAAGATAGAATGGAACAACAAGTATATGATGATGATGAATGGGATAGAGCATAATGTATAGAATAATTCATGAATTTCTGAAAAGCTCTCGAATACAAAATGTATGGAGACTTTTTGATGGCGATTAAAAGTAAATCACACGAAAACTTAACAGAAACAAACATTCAGCATGTAATAAACCTATTAGATGCAGACACAGCTATAACAAAGAAAGAAGCTTGTAGTCTATTAAACATAAGTTATAATACGACACGATTAGCAAAGATTATAGAAGAACACATAGAGACAGTATCCTTTAGAGAAAGGCGTAAAGCAATGAACAAAGGTAAAGGTGCTTCTCAACAAGAGATTAGAGATACTGTAAGGTATTACATTGATGGAGATAATGTTACTACTATCGCAGCAGCACTCTACAGGTCTCCAGCCTTTATTAAAGCAATTATAGAAAGGTTAGGAATACCACAGAAATTACCTGCAACAGACTATGCAGGACACAAAGCAGCTATGATACCAGAACAGTGTGTAGCTGACTCCTTCGAAGTAGGAGAAAGAGTATGGTATGCTAGAAAGAACGAGATGGCAGAGATACTAAAAGTAGATAACAGTGATTTATATTTAAACAAATATGGGTGTGCTTGTTATAAACTTTGGGTATTAACTCCTTGTGATTTAAGCAAAACATTCTTCCCTCATTTAGATGGAAGCAAAGCAGGGTATTTTAGCCATGCATTAACATACGACTTAGGTAGTCTAAAGCACTTACAGGAATATCTGTAAGGATAAGGAAAACAACATGGAATATTTTATCGCATTTTATATAAGTGGCGTAGCGTTAGCTATGGCTAAACTTTATGTGCCAAGCTGGAAATTAATAAAAAGCGTAGACCCTAGAAATCCTTTAGTTGTAAATAAAGTAATGGCTTTTTTTGTGATACTAATTGGTTTCATAATTATACTTATTCCTGTTACTCCAGCATTATTATCTGATAGATTAAGAGACAGTTTTTGTGCGTCATTTTGTAACGCCGTCTTACAGAGAGGATAATATGTATAGTAAAGAAGTAGTAGACAGATTCGAGAGTGTACTAGCAAACCCAAAGAAACATTCAGTAGGAAGATTTGACCCGAAAGACCCTATGGTTGCAACAGGAATGATTGGAGCACCTGCGTGTGGTGATGTAATGAAACTACAGTTAAAGTTAGATGATGAAGATAAAATCATTGATGTTAAGTTCAAAACTTATGGCTGTGGTAGTGCGATTGCAAGTTCCACATTGTTTGTAGAGATGTTAACAGGTAAGACAATAGAAGAAGCAAAACAAATAAAAGACAAAGAGATAGCAGCAGTATTACAACTGCCCCCAATCAAGCTTCATTGTTCTGTACTAGCAGAAGGTAGTATAAGAAGTGCCATAGAAGATTGGGAAGAAAAAACAAAACATAGAAGACATAATCAATGAGAGAATTAGGAATGACAATGCTAGGAGTATCTGTAATCTTTGGATTCTTTACACTTAAAATTTACCCTAACTTAGAGTATAGTGGATATGGTGGCGGACATTCATGCACAGGTGAGTGCTACAGAGAATATGTTGCATTAAACGGTACCTCAGTAGATATACTTAGAGCAAAGAAAGCTCTTGCAGCAGGTGATGAATTTAGTTCAATAAAAAGTTTATGGACAGGATGTTCAGCATGCCATGGAACAGAAGGACAAGGTATGGCAGTATTTCCTAAATTAGCAGGTCAATCTGCTGATTATATAGTTGATAGACTTAATACATATAAGAATAGAGGTGAGGTAGGAGCAATGAGTTCTACAATGTGGGGCCAAGCAGGCAAGCTCACAGAACAAGAAATAAACACAATAGGAAGATTTATAGAGGAGACAATGAAATGAATTTTTTATTACAGGCATTAGTTAAAAAACTAGAAGGAGAAATTGCAGTAGCCAAGGCTAACATCAAGGTGTACGAAAGAAACCCAGTAGGGATTGGAGAACACGCAGATATAGTCGAAGCTATAGAAAGCCAGATAGAATTAATAGCAACGGCTAGCGATAAGATAGAAGCTATAAACGGTTTAGATTAACCACCAAAAAAATAGTTCTTGACAACTGGTTATGAATTTTATATAATATTCATATAATAAATAATAATAGCAAATATGAGCGACAGGTATTACATGCAAATGCGAGAGACCACAGGTTGGTGTTTCGGAATGCCCGAGTTCATGCGCAACAAACCTAAACGGAGATATAAAATGCCTTGGACAGACGAAAGTAAAGAGCAAGCAGTAACTATGTATCAGGACGCGGAACCTACGCCTGAGACATCTATGGAGATTGTTAAAGACATCGCAGATGAACTTAATGAATCACCAAACGGGGTTCGAATGATATTAACAAAAGCAGGTGTCTATGTAAGAAAGACTCCAGCAGCTAAATCATCTGGTGGTGGTTCAACTGGTGGTGGTAGAGTCAGTGTAGCAGACGCACAAGATAAACTAACTAGTGTCTTAGGTGATGCTGGTCAGGAAGTCGACTCTGCAATTATTTCTAAGCTTACAGGTAAAGCAGCTGTGTACTTCACAACTGTTATAGAAAACCTTAACAAGTAGTTAATTGATAATACTCTAGGGTGGCTCTCTTGTTGCCCTAGATTTTTTTCACCCTTAATAATTGACCACAATTTAACAGAATCAAAATATTTTTGTTGGATTAAATTGGAGGCACAATGGAAAAAGGTGAGTTTAAAAAACGCATGGAAGAAGCAGGTGACGCGGTCGTTACCTATAGAAGCCAAAACTCTCGTAAATTAAAATATAATGTATGTACTATAGACTTTAGTACAGAATATATAAAGAGTAAAAGAAATAGAGCTAAAGAAGGACAACATACTGTCCTATTATTCTGTTGGGATACTGATTCTTACAGGATACTTGTCCCTAGAAATGTAACAAGTATTGTTCCTCTCAACCGAGTAATTAGGAATGATTGATTTAGATGCCCCAGCAATTTACGAAAAAATCATACACGAAACTGAAGCCGACCAAGTCAGGCTAGTAGTAAATACATTTCGTGATGTTGAATATATTTCCCTGAGAAAGTATTACATGGACTTCGATGAGGAGTGGAAACCTACCCGACAAGGTGTTACCATGGTCTTAGACTTTGATAATAGTAGACACCTCTTCGAAGGACTTGTAGAAATTCTCTCACTAGCAGAATCCAAAGCAATTTTGGAAGATAATTTCAAAGATTTGCTAGATGAAATCTACCTCTAGCAAAAATAGTTCTTGACAATTCCTTAAAAATTTAGTATAATATATTTATGATTATTAAGAACAACCTCAGATATGACCAACACGGTCGTAAACGCAAAAGCAAAGTTACTAAAGCTGTACAGACAGAAACGCAACAGTGGAAAACCTTTGCTCCCGAGCCTACATTCCGTAGGACTACCACACAATACCCTTCGGCTCCTATGAGTCAGTATACTCCTGCACGCGATTCTTCATACAAAAAAGAAGCAAGTAGTAATTACACAGTATCTATAGCATACAACAAGGGCGCGTACCAAGTTATCCCGAAAGAAGAAGTAAAACATATAGGAAAGTAATGAAAGCAGTAAGAGAATTATTAGAGAAAGCTAAAGTAGAGTACCACAAGGGTACACCAATAATGTCAGATGATGTCTACGATAGACTAGAAGATACATTAGTTGCAGATACTACTGTAGGAACCACTGTAACAGGTGTTAGATATCCTCACGCTTTTCCCATGTATTCATTACAAAAAATATATGAGGGGGACAAAGACCCTGCTTCTGTATATGACCTACCCACAGTAGTATCACCTAAGTTAGATGGTGCTGCTGTGAGTTTGCAGTACATAAACGGAGTACTAAATCTAGCACTTACTAGAGGAGATGGTAAAGAAGGTCTAGATATAACAGACAAGATGAGAGCATTAGTACCTAACAGTATAGATGAGTACGACTTAGTTCAGATTACTGGAGAAGTAGTCGCACCACTTAGTATAGAAAATGCTAGAAACTATGCGTCGGGTTCTCTCAATCTAAAAGACTTACAAGAATTTAAGAAAAGAAATGTAACTTTTGTAGCGTACAACGCTGAG